GGCAGCGTCAGATGTGTATAAGAGACAGGTCATAAGCCTCAGAGCACGACGGTCACCAGCAGCGCGCAGTGGTCGGAGCCACCTTCGCCGAGCTCGATCACGTTGATGCGGCGCCGCTGGTTGAGGATGCACCAGTCGGGACGCTCGCCCTTGACCCTGCCGCCCACCTCGTCAGCGAGGCGTGCGGCAGCGTGGTAGTCGGCGTTGAGGTCGCCGTCGACGAGCGCGAGGCCGGGGCGTCGCAGGAACTTGAGCGCGGAGTCGTAGGACTCGGCCCAGGCGGCGGCGTTGGGGCGTGTGCGGGTGGGCCAGTGTTCGGCGCTGGTGCGGACTCGCTTGCCGGCGACGTCGAGCACGAGGCGGCGGTGTCGTCGCGGCCGGTGCCAGACGTTGTGCGAGACGACGACCCACGCGCGGTCCATGACGGCGGTCCACTGGCGCTTGACCTTGATCGCGCCCTTGCCGCGCCGTCGGATCAGCACGGCGGTGTCTCCGCGCTCGTCGGCGCGCAGTCGGCTGCCGCGCTCTTGGTAGAGCCGGAAGCCGTTGGTGCGCGCCCACTCACGCAGAGCCGGACGCGCGCCCTTGGCCTCGAGCAGCACGATCCGCTGAACATCGTTGTCGGACACCCAGCGGTCGACCCACTGCACGACGCGGCGCTGCTGGGTGGCGCTGTTGGCGTGCGCGTTCCACAGCAGCGTGGTCAGGGTGGGCATGGTCAGCCCAGGTGCTCGCTGTTGGTCAGCGACGGGCCGTCCTTGCTGCTGATGGCATCGGAGCCGACGCTGGTGAGGACCGACAGCACGAACCCGCCGAGCGCGAACCCGCCGACCTCGGGCCACGACACGGCCAGGGCGTCGAACTGGTCGGCACCGATGACGAGCACGGCGGACTGGGCGGCGGTCTTGATGGCCCGCTCGAGGGCGGCGGACCAGAAGGCGCGAGTGAACATCAGGACTCCTCGGTGTCGTTGTCGATGGCGGCCAGCAGTTCGGCGAGGTCGGCGCGGGTGGCGGACCCCTTCTGCACGAGCTTGGTGACCTTGCCGCGGATGGCGGCGTTCTGACGGCGGGCCTTGTCCTGGCCCTTGAGCAGCGCGTCGAGCTTCTTGTCGATGCCGTCGAGTTGGTCGGCGTACTGGGTCATGTCGTCCTCCTGGCGTTGCTTGGCCCACTCGATGCCCTGCCGCCAGGTGCGGCCGGAGAGTGGGCGGGGTCCGTCGTCGACGCCGCCAAGGCCACCGGAGCCGAGGCCGTTGCCGCCAGAGCGCACGGCGTCGATCTGGTAGCGGGCGGGGGCGTTGTGTGGGCAGCCGGTGAGGACGCCGTGCAGGTGGGGCGTGAAGCCCTGCGCGGCGGTGCGTGCCCAGGTGGCGTCGGCGCCCATCTGTCGGGCGATCCAGACGTCGAGGTCGCCGACGAGGTCGGAGATGTCGAACGCCCCGCCGTTGGAATGCGTCCCGGCCGACGCGCTGGCACCGCCGATGAGCTGGTAGATCCGCAGCGACCCGCTCAGCACGCCGAGGCGTTGCAGTTCGGCCTCGTAGACCGGCAGCCACTCAGCGAGGCAGGGGCAGGCCGGGTAGCCGCGGAACCACACGGTGTAGGTGGGCAGCGTCATGGTGCCTCCTGCAATCAGCCGCGCGAGGCGGCGTCGGATGGTCAGGGGCCGGGGGGAGCGGGCGGCCAAGCGGGGAACGCGGGGTCGTGCTGGCGGGCGGCGTCGAGTGCCTGCTCGTCCCATTCGCCGTGCTCGCCGCGGTCGGAGAGGAAGTGCAGGACGTCGCCGAGCTGGCGACGCAGGCCGTCCACGTCGGTCTTGAGCCCGACGATCTCCTTCTGCGCCTCCGACAGGTCGATGCGCAGGGCGGTGTTCTCCTTGGCGCGGTCCTCGGCGAGTTGCCGCACCGATGACAGGGTGTTGGTGAACGCCTCGGCGATGACCTCGGTGGCCTGGGCTTCCTTGAGCTTGGCCGAGGCGATGGTGTCGACGATCCCGGCGTCGGCGACGTGGGCCTCGGAGCGGAAGAACTTCACCCACGCCAGGACGCCGCCGGCACCGAGCAGGATGCTCAGGAGGCTGGTCAGGGTCAGCCACAGGGGACTCATGCGGCGCCCCTTCGTGTCGTGCGGCCGAGCTTGAACAGGCCGCGCAGGGTCCATGCGTGGACGCCGAGCAGGACGAACAGCACGCCGTAGACAGCCACCGGGTAGGGGCGCGCGGACTCCTGGGGGATGTGCTGCCAGGGCCACGCGAACGCCGGCGGATTGTCGGCGAGCACGAAGACGAAGGAGACCGCGATGGCGAGGTCCCACAGCATGAGCACGATGAGCCCGGCAGCCTCGGCGGGGATGGAGCGCGGGCGGCGGGTGAGGCCGCAGATCAGGAGTGCGCCGCCGATCAACCCACTCGCAGCGAACGCGGTGCGGGTCCAGAGTCCGAGGGTGGCCTCGACGTTGTAGGCGGCTCCGGTGAACAGCATCAGCAGTCCGACCGCGACGGCTCCGACGCCGTGGGTCCACAGCAGCCCGAGGCGGTTCTGCTGCGCCCACACGAACAGGCTGCCGGCCTCACGGTTCTCCTGCACGAGTTGGTCGGCTTGGATCTCGAGGTCGACGAGCGCCTTGACTAGTTCGTCGCGTGAGTCGGACATGGGGGCTCCTTGCGGGAGTCGTGGGGGATGCCACCTGCCGCGCCCCGACCGGGAGTAGAGAGGGCGCGGCAGGCAGCGTTTCGACGCCCCGCTGTGTGACCCGCAGCGGTGGGTCGGGGCGTCAGATCGTGAAAAATTATAAATTTTTTGGTTTTCATAACAAAGTACCCAACACGCCTGGATGGACTCGAACCATCAACTACCGGGGCTTGAGCCCGGCGCCTCTACCAGATTGGGCTACGAGAGCTTGAGCGTCGGGCCGGGGGAGTGAAGCTGCCACGCTGTCACCTGACCACGACCGGAGTCTGCTGAAGGAACACCAACCTGACCTGACCACCGGGCCCGACGCCCTCCGAGACTACGCGATGCGTGGCGGCTGTCGCTACGGCTCGCGCCGTGGCTTCACGTCCAGCCCCTGCTCCGAGAGCAGACGGACGGCCTCGGTGAGCCCGAGCTTCTCGTACAGCTCCTCGCGCTCACGCCGCGGCCGGTCCCACTCCTCGCGCTGCGCCTTGGTCGGCCACCCGCGCTCCCGACCCCACCGCTGCACGGTGTTGGTCGACAGGCCGGCGGCCTTCGCAGTCTCCGCGATCGAGCCCCCGCGCTTGAGCGCCTCGGCCACGGCCGTCTTGAGCTCCTCCTCGGCGGCCCGCAGCGCCTCCTGGGCGGCGTGGATGCGCTCCACGTCCTCCGGCCTGGGTGGGTGCTTGGTCTGCGGCACCCGTGCACCGTAGACCCGATCGGACGGTCGCGGGTATGTCCCTAGCGGCCGTCGCCAGGGCTACGAGGCGCGGCGATGATCGCCACGCTTTCCCGTCCACACAGGTTCAGGACGGGTGCCGTCGGTAGATGCCGACGGGTGGATCAGTCGGCTTCGCGCCGCTCCCGCAGGGCCTCGAAGGCGTCGCGGAGTCCGGGGTAGGCGGCGTACAGCCGCTCACGTGCTTCACGGGCGGGTGCGACGATCAGGTCGTCGTGGGTGGGGAGTCCCTGGCCCTTGCGCCACCGGAGGATGGTGGAGTCGCTGATCCCAGTCTCGCGGGAGATCTCGCGGATGGAGCCGCCGTGACGCATGGCCTCGATGACGGCCTGGGTGAGCTCCCACTCGGCGAGCTTCTTCATCTCCAGGGCGTGGCGGATGCGCTCGACGTCCTGGGGTCTGGGGATGCCTCGCTTCTGTGGCACCCGGGCACGGTATCCCGACGTTCGGGAAAAGGTGCCGTCAGCTTGACGGCGTTGCGGGCGTATAGCCGCGTCCGTCCGGGGCTGGCGTAGACCATCCGGGGCACGCGGGGAAGCACGCCACGCCCGCCGCGTGGTGGTGCGGCGCTGCGGGCGGAAGGACCGGATCGTCAGCGTCGACCTCGGCGTCCCCGATGTTGTCGAGGACGGCGACAGTCCATCCCGCTCGGGTGTGTCGGCCACCCTGCGGGAGATTGGTCATCCGGTCGGAGATGCAAGCCGATGCAGCGTGAACCGCCGCCCGCGCGAGACTCCGGTAGCGCGGCGCCGTGTACTCGTTGAAGTCCTCACCGTCCGCGCTGGCGACCGCCTCAGCGATGCGATCCAGTTCGCGCACATCCAAGGGGCTCCACCCATCCTCGGTCTCTTGCTGCTGGCTCATCGCTTGCCGTCCCTCATCTGGTAGACCCGCGCCCGGGAGACCCCGAGCGCCCCAGACACGTCCGCCGCCGAGAGGCCGCCGGTCAGGGACTCGCGCACCAGCCGTTGGAGGTCGTGCTTCGCCTGCCGCAGGTAGTCACTGTGGGCCTGCACGTTCTCGTGTGCGGCGACCAGCTCGTCCAAGAGGTCGGTCTGGATGGACCCCACTGCGTCGGACAGGACGACGACCGGGAAGCGCCCGTCTTCGTCGGGCTGCTCGTCGCTCTCGGCCAGGAAGTCCGCGAGGACTTGCTCAGGGAAGTCGAGAGCGGCGGCGAACTCGGCCACCGTGGCTCGCTGTGCGAGCAGTTCGTCTACGTTCACAGGACCATGAAAGCACCGCTTGACGATCCTGTAAAGGTGCCTTCACGATGACAGTCTTTCCCGTCCGTAGGGGTGTCCTACGACGTGGCGTTGCTGTGCGACCAGTCGTCCCACGCCTGCGCGTGGACGGCGCTGATGTTGAACACGCCGCTGTAGGTGCCCGAGTAGGCCGAGTCGGTGGCGGTGAGGATCTGGGTGCCGTTGCGCTTGACGGCGAGCGAGGAACCGTTCTTCACGATGGCGATGGCGTCGCCAGCCTGCGCTACACCCGTCGCGCTCTGAGCGAGAGTGGTGTAGGCCCCGGAGGCGGTCTGCTTGACGAGGGTCACTCGCCCCGAGGAGTCGGAGTAGACGAGGTATCCCTGGGTGCCCGCGCTGTTGAAGGCGATACAGACGCCGGTGTTCTGGAAGACGCTCATCGTCGCCTGCACGGTGCCGTCGGTCTGGCCGGTGTTGACGAGGAGCACCTGCTGGGAGCCGGAGACCGTGGTCATAGACAACTTGTTGCTGGCGATGGCCCAGGAGCCGCCCTGCGCGGCCCAGGCCAGTGAGCCGACGCTGGTTGAGCCGACCGGGCCGTCGCTGCGGTTGAAGTCGTCTGCCGCATGGACGGTCGGAGGGGCAGCGACGACGGCAGATGCGGTCGAGGAATAGGTGCCGGTCCCGACGGGGTTCTTGGCGGCCACTCGGAACTCGTAGGTGTTGGCGCTCAGGCCGGTAATGGTGGCTCCAGTGGCGCTCGCGGCAGCGTCGGGGGCGTCGAGCCAGGTGCCGGAACCGCTGACGCGGTACTGCACGGAGTAGCCGGTCAGGGT